GATGATGAGGTTACGCCGCCCATGCACGGAGGTGTCAGCAATCTGATCCGTGGTAATCGTGTCGTCCGTGATGGACTTGGCTACAATTTTACTGAGCGGCATTAGCTACTCCTTAGCCCGTCAAGTTTGTTTGGAGGGTTGAACTCCCTCTAAACTGCTGAATGAAAATGGTGCCGTTACCCACCGAAGCGGCACTGTTGAACGTCCACTGAAAGATACTGGCAGTGCTTTTGTCGAAAGTATAACTCAAGGTGTTGCCGGATGTTTTCTGTGCGACTGTGTTGTTGTAGTTAGTGTTGTTGTTATTGTAGATGTAACCTTCCCAGTAGGTGAAAGTGTCACCGCCATTTGTTCGAGTGGCCCCGATTCTGACATATGCCGAACCGTAGTTGCTCAACGTAATCCGCACCCGTCGTTTTGTGTTCGAGGGGATGCTGAACTGCCCTGATTGGTAGTTGACATCATTGAAGGTCAACAAGTTGTTAGTGATTTTTACTTGACCGTCGCTCTCGATGACAAAGCGAACTGTCCCTGCGGTAGCAAAGTTCATCTTGCCCGCAGTCTGACTACCGGAGTCACTATCGACCGAAATAGAGGCGACAGTGTTTGCGCCGTTGGTGAAGCCTAGAGTGCCAACGTCTGCGCCATTACTTGCCGTTGAACCAAGATTAAGACGGCCACGGTTGGCGGTCCCTTGAATTGTGACGTAGGTACGGCTTGAAGTGCCGTCAGATGTTATGTCACCCGTAGTCGTTCCGATACCGACGTTGCCGCTGCTGTCGATACGCATACGTTCTGCGCTGTTTGTATTGAACCGCAGATAATCACTGCCAAAATGATAACGTATCTCACCAATGTTGTCGGTTGTTCCATCGTCGAACATGATGCGGGCATAGTCTGCGGAGTCGCCCTCTAACTTAAAATGCACAGGATCACCCGACGAACCTTTGACATGAAGGTCACGGTCAGGGGATGTTTTCACACCCACACGGTTGTTCGTGCTGTCCACTTTGAGCGTGTCGGTGTCGAAGGCTACATCTCCCGACACCCCGCCATTTAACGTCACAGCACCACTAAACGTACCCGTCGTAGCCGCCAGCGCCTGATTGGCGTCATGCTCCAGCCGAGTGGTGACCTCGGCTAGTCCACGGTAGATGACATAGATGTTGCCGGTGCCGGACGGCGGTGCCTCGTCAAACGTCAGAGTCGTGCCGGATGCAGTGTACGACTTGCCGGATCCTGGCTCCTGCTGGACGTTCTCAACGAAGACCTCCAACTCCTCTTCGGTGTTCACGGCGCGGTTCAGTGTAAACGTGGTCGCCGAACCAGTACCGTTGAAGCTCTGGCTAGTTGTCTTCGTCAGGGTCTTGTTTGGTTGTGCGCCGAGGTATGCCATGTCTAACCTACCAAATATCCGCCAAAATGATTGCCGGGGTTCCACAGACCAGCATCGCCATCATCACTAAACGCCCCAACGCGAACTGTGTCGTTTGCGCTAAGAAGAATGGTCATACTAGGATGTACTGCGGCGTACTGAGTTATACCCTCAACATCATCCATGAGAGCCATTCCGTGGTAGGCATTAGTCGTGTAACTGTTTCCTGCATCATCGAAGAAGCCACCGCTAGTCCAACGCTCGTTTTTGCCATTGAAAGTGATGGTGGCATAGAAGTGGTACACGCCGCCTATGGGTGCGGTAAATTTTCCCGTGCTGCTTGACCAGCAATTACCTTGGTTCAGGTCTGCGGTGTTGTGAGTAATAAAGAAGCGAGTGCTTGGACCGCTATTTCCAGACATTGTAGCATTGCCGCCAGCAATACCGTTGACGTTGAACGCCGGTCTTGCCGGAGTCAGCACACGACCCGAACTGTCAATCGTCAGGCCCGTGGTCCCGCCGTTGTTCTGTATGGTGTCTACCTTGATGATTCCGGTCATTGTCTAGCCCACCAAAAAGCCCGACCACTCAGACCAACGAGCGTCGCGGCTTACATAATAGTCACTGTCACTTGAAAGAATGTATACAAGCACCTCTTCACCCGCTGTCATGTCGAGAACAGTGCTGGAAGCAAGCATGTGGTCGCCAGTGCCATCAGAAAACAAGTGCTTCAAGACGCGCCGTTCTGTACCGCCACTGTTTTTCATAATGATGCGTAGGTATTCGTTTGCAGAAGCGTTGTACGCCGAAACCCTGACATTGAACTGGTAGTTGCCAGCTAGCGGCGCTGTGAACGATTTCGACGACGTTGAAAATCCGCTGCCAACATTATAGGTCGTTGTGTCGAACGGTACGAGATTTTGCGTTCCTCCACTGGTCTGAAACCTTGGGTCGCTATTGCTGTTGTAAATGTAAGCGTGGAAAGATGGTAGCGCCGGTTGCCGCACACGACCCGATGAGTCGATGGTCATCGCGTCGGTGCCGTTAGTATGCTGTATTTTCTGAACGCCGATTTCGGATGCCATTAGCCACCAATCTCCATAGCTGTAGCGTAGGTCACACCGCCGTTGTTAAGTTTTACCTCGCCATCCGTACTGCCATTCTTCTGTGCATAGAGTGTGTAAGTAATCTGGTCTGTGCTTGGTGCAGTCTCGTAGGCTTGCACCATACCCCTGCCCCTAAACTGGCGTGTAGAACCAGCGTCAGGCCGGAAGTAATGCTCATAGTAATTCGCGGCATAACTTACGTTAGTGCTTCCTCGCACCAGCTTGAAGCCAACGCCGATAGCATTGTTGTTGATTAGGAACTGCGGGTGGAACTGAACAAGTATTTTGTTGCTTGTGCTGGTTGGCGTAATAGAAATCTCCAGACCAGTGTCGTTCCAACTTTCATTTCCCGTAAGAGAAACGTCCGCATCAGATGTTTGAAGCGCAACAACCTGAATGACATGCCCAGAGATTTGGACGCCATGCCCAGAGGTCTTTTCAACCACATCATCGACAAGCAGCTTACTAGACAATGGTCAGCACTCCGTTAATCGTAATCGTCGCAGACACGGTAATCGGGCCAAAGCACCCAGCGTTCTCTGTCGATGCAATCGTCAGGTCCGTGTCGATGCTGGTCGCGTTAGACCGGAACGGATTGGTCGAGGTGCTGGCAACCATGTCCTCGTTCTTGACCTTGCCGTTGGCAATCTGGTTCGTGTCTACAGTCGAAAGAGCCATTACGAGATCTCCAGTACCGACACAACTACATCTGCGGCAGACGCCTGACTTGCCGTCACCCGCAAGATGTCACTCGCGTTCATCACAATCTTCTGATCACCGCCGACAGCCACCAGCGACGAACCTACCGGGACGATGGCGTCCTTCACGATGTGGACGTTGTCACCGTCGTTGTTGATTAGCTGAACCGAAACAGTAATGGAGACCGCCAAGATGTTGGCTACGTTCAGGCCGATGATGGTGGTCTCTGTCGAGGCTGGGCAGGTATAGACATCTGCGTTTGCAGTGCCTACCGCAGTATCCGTGAAAGTCTTAAACGCATTTGCCATGTCACTATCCTAACGCAATCGCGAATGCCAGCGAGTTATCCGTAAAGCCTTGGATCACGTTGTTGGCGTCGTTAAAGATCATCTTCTCCGCCGGGAGCGTACAAAAGATAGTGCGCGTACCAGCGGTCCAGTTAACAGCGTTATCGCTGTTAGAGCTTTGTAGGATCGTGGTACGAGCCAGCGTTGTACCGGATGCTGTGTACGTTCCAATCCCTACCTCAAAGTCTGTGCCATCGGAGCAAGCATAGTACGTCGTGTTACCGTCGCCCACAGACGAGAACGCCTCAAAACCAGTAACGGCACCAGCGAGTGTATAGGTGCCAGTGCCGGTTGTGGTGGTCGTCTCCTTGACGCGATCCTTGAGTACCAGTGCCATTACTTCAACTCGATGGTCAGGTTCCCTGCATTGATGCGGAAGATGTCACCCGATGCAATCGCCTTGGATGCGTCCAGTGCGCCGACAAACAGGATGTTGCCGCTGCTGGCTGCGTCTGCGATGAAAGCATGTGTCACGGTGTAGGTGGCTACGCCGCTCGATGCAGAATATTCGATGTTGGCCGCGTTGGTCACCGTCTGCTGGTCTGTCGAAGACGAGGCCAGTGTCCAGTTCGCTGCTGTAACCTGCTGCCGCGCGTAGTTAGCATCCTGTGTGGTGGTGTTCACCTCTGTCAGGGTGCCCGCTTCTGCGTCCGACACAGCGGTTGCGAGGCCAACGTAAATGGAATCACCCGGAGAAGCGAAACTTCCCGAGTCGTTCTTGAAGATGTAAGCCAGCAGCTTATTCTCCAAGTAGGTGGTTGCTGCGTTAGATGTCGCCATCTTTTACTCCTTATGTCCGAGGCCGATCTGGCAGACCTCTCCGATACGCATCGCTATTCTCTCTAGCTTCTGCCAGATCTTTGATCCTGGTCATAGCTTCGGTGAACTGCTTCTCATACATCTGAAGCATGTCCTGTTCACCTTTCATGTAAATATACGCTTCTACCAGCGAACCGTAAAGCAGAGCGTTGGGAGCGTTGTCACTGAGCCAAGTCGTGGCACTGTCGGCGCCGGCAGTCAGTGAAGCAGGGCGGTAATAGTAGTGAAGCTCGACGGCATAGTTGCTGTCAGGTGTCGGCGAGATGATGAAGTTGTCCTTGTCGAAGAAGGCGTAATACTTCGGGGTGCCTGTCGTTGCAGCGTTGGGATTGTACTCGTGAATGTAGTTCACGTCCTTCTGAAGCAGGAACTCCTTCGAGCTACTGTTCGTGATCGACAGCGAGAAGGATGCCAGATAGTCAGAAGGCACCGACAGATACGGATCGTTCTGTGTCAGGGCGCTGGTGGCATTCTTGCGGAAGATCTCCAGATCAACCAGCTTGAAGATGCGGTCCTCGGCTGCGCGGATGAACACAGGCAGGTTCGTCACGAAGGACGTTTCCGTGTTCTCCGTGTAATCCTGAATCGCTGTCTTCAGTTGTGCGTACGTGAATGCCATTTACTTCTCCAACGTCACCGGTCCGACAGTCGCATTCTCACCACCGCCTCGTGAATTACCTGCGGTTGCCGTGCCCGACGAAGCCGTGAAGGTATACAGATTCGAATCAGTGACAGTAATCGTGTAACCACTTGCGCTCTCCAGTGCAGCTTCGGTAAACCCATCAAAAGCCTCGGCTTTGCGGAACCTTACAGTATCACCGGTCGTACGTCCATGCGAAGGCTCGACCACCGTAATCACGGCGCTTCCAGCAGAACCAGACAAAAACGGATTCGCCGGCAACAACCGTGCGACTCCTACCTCTGTACGCTGATCCGGACGCGGGTCATGAATTGCCTGCGGATCCGGGCCAACACTAATCGGCTCTAGCTGCGGGTGCTTCGACTCGTACTCGTCCCGGCCAACCTTCAGGCCGTTCCATTCCGTGACCATGTCCACCAGACGATAACGAAAGCCAGACCGGTCAGAGTAGCCCCAGGCATCTTTTCCCGAAGCAAACCTCGCCATCAGTTCACCCTCAGATACTGCATGCTCGGTTGCAGTTTCAGTGCAACGCGATCTTCATCCTCGTCTGCTGCCCGCTGGAACTCTTCCTCGTACACCGCCTTCAGAAGCTGCACCCTCTCCGGTGCCTTCTTCATGGCGAGGTAGTATGCGAGGCCAGCAACCATGCACGGCAGGAACCTGAACGGTGCGTCGGTTGTGTTGACCAACGCATCCGCATCCTCAATCCGTTGCACATAATAATACACAATGCTGTCGCTCGAACTGTCAGGCGTCGGCCACAGTGTGATCTCTGGCGTGGTCTGACGGTTGTAGAAGAACTGACTCGGACGGCCAGACTGCGACTTGTTGGGCAGATGCAGATACTCGCCGCGTGACATGCGGTCGAGTTGGTAATCAACGCTGCTGCGACGAAGCACAACCTCCAGCAGGTCGGTATACGTTGCGTCGAACGCATACGTCGCCGTGCCAGATGTCAGGGACTGTGTCGCTTGCTTCACTGTCCACAGGTTCAGGCCACGGTTGGCCCAGTCTGCAAACATCAGATTCAGAGACCGACGGGCGGTACGCGCATCATAACCGGTGCGAACTTCGAGACCACACCGCTCGTACGCCTCTTCGATAATGTCTGCTACATCGAGATCAAAGTCTCTGGATCCGGAGGTTGCCATTTACTTGTTCTTCTTGTGAGTGCCGCCGTACTTCTTCTCTACAACGCCACGGCCCATGAGAATGTCCTTCTGGGTGACCTTGCCATCACCGCTAAGATCGGGGAAGTTGCCGCCGCCGGATTTGAAGCGGGTACGGCTCGGAGCTTTCTTGTTGCGACCGGGCATGATCATCGCGCCGGCTGCGGCTTTACGAGGGGAGCAGTGCATTACTTCTTCCTTCTCTTAAGTGGTTTCACGCGCCGGGCCTTGCCGGGTGGCTGACCAATGCGCTTCTTCTGGCTGATTCTACTACGCTTCTCGGCGGCTGTCATTTCTGAAGCGGTTTTGGGAGTTTTCGAGGAAATCCTTTTAGAGGGGCGACAATATGGAGTACCCCGTTTTTCACCCTTGCGGCGCCCACACGGCTTGCCCGTCCGTACGTCTTTCCACTCTTCCTTGAACCACCGCTTGAGTGCCGCACCTTTTTTAGTCTTTCTTACTGCCATCAGAGCCTACCTTGATGATGCAGGATCAAAGCTACAATCGATCCGAGTATTGACAGACACAGAACTATAAACAGCCCGATAAGAGTTCCTTCGACGATCTTCTTACGTTTTCGCGCCGCAGCAATCTCTGCCTCTCTTCTTGCTACCCTAGCCTTCGCTTGAAATCTTTGCCAGTCTGCCCACAATCCGGGGCGCCCAGCGTAGATCATGATCTGCTTCAGTTGGTCTTCCTGCTCCCTGATCTTCTCCAGAGCCATGAACTCTTCGAGATCCGAACCGCCGCCCTTCTTCTGCGCCTTCTGCTGGAGCTTTTCTTTCGCACCAACAAACTCTGCAATGGCATTGCCAGCAGCAGCGATTTCTTTTCCATTCGATACAGCTTGCTTGATTACTGCAAAAGCTGCATTTGCTGCGGCCAGTTCGGCTAACATCAGTACACCTTTGTATTTTCATCCACGAGTTTTGGCAGGCAGTACGCTGTGATTTGGTTGCCCTGCTTGTGAAGCACTTGGGCGAAGTAGGTGCACTCGTTCACATCACGGAAGTACATGTCCTTACTTACAACTCGTTTGTCATCTCCTATCCCGACATAGACCATCAACAGAAACGCATGGAACATCACTAACTCATGTTAGTTTTCTTTCGCCGTCCGTTCATAACCCCACCACAACCACGTGCAACGACCTGATTCGCTTCGAGATTACCCCGAAACGGACGCTTGGCGCGTTGCTCAGTAATGCCGCCAGCAGCAGCCTTCCTGGTTTTTTTCTTGCCCTTGTTGCCCCAGTTGGCGGCGCCAACCTTTCGGCACTTCGCCAGCGCACCAGATGCATACGCAGAAGGCCACACATCGTAGCGGGCTTTCACCTTGTGGTAACAGGCGTCCTTCTTGGAGCCGCCCTTGCTAGTTTGCTTGGACATTGAACCTCGCGAGATTGCCATTTGCTTTCCTTTGAATGAAGTCTTCCCACAGCGGCGTCAGCATATTGTGATTCGACTCGACCTTCGTAGCAATCACAGCCGTGCGTTTATCCACCTCGATCAGTGTCGTGAGGATCCAAACCACAAGAGAAAGAGCCACCCCGCTAAGACCAACAAGCAGGGCTTTAGCCAAGGTCTTTTCATCTAGCATTTCCATCTCCGACGCGCCGCGCAAATACGCTTCTTCGGCGTCTTCTTACAGTTAATGTTATGCATTTTCATTTGGCCTTTGGACCGCGAACAGTAAGACGTTCGTCTCTTTCCACCACCGGGTTGCGGAGCTTTTAGCTTAGATCCTGTAGCCCGGTTGTATTTAGCACGGCCCTTGGCCGTGAGTCCTGCGCCCTTGGAGGCGGGCAGCTTCTCGCCGCGTTTAACGGAGAGACTAACAGATTTCTTTTTCTTTGTCGCCATTAGAGCCTCGAATCGTTCTTGATGTAGACAATATCCATGCTTGCCGACACGTTCATATTAGCCGGGTCTCCCGAACCCTTGCACCGCACTTCGATGTCTGTCTTTTCAGGGAACACAAGAGGCGTGGAATAGGTTAGCTCAAGATGATCGTTACGAAGACAATGCTTGTCGTGTGTCCTAAACACACCTCCGGGCGCTCGAGAAACAAGCCGGAAAATGCCAAAACGAGTGATCGTTTCAGTCAGTGAGGTAATATCTTTTTGGAGAAGATAGGCGGTGTACCCGGCAGGTACAGTCCACAACGCCATGAGCGTCTGATTCTCGCCAAGTGTAATTCGAGCGTATGTTGTGGAGGCATTGGTGATGTTGATGGTGCCTGATGGCTCCTGCGAACCCACAATAAACACACGATACACCCGCAAGAAGAAACCGTTTGTCTCGGCGGTGCCGGTGCCATCCAACGTAATTGTCTCGGAGAGTTCGTTGTAGCTGGCATCCAGCCCCTGAACGGTTACCTGAACACCGTCGTCGTTTGCACCATCGGTACTGGTCGCTGTCATTTTCACAGCCGATGAAGGATATGCGTATATGCCTCCTGCATCCCAGATGGTTTCTTCAGCGTCGTCAATGTCTTCGTTAAAGCCGAACTTATGAAGACGATAATGAGCAGAAATCTGCCCACGAGAAATCTGTAGTTCAAACGGCTCTGTGGCGCCGCCCTGACTAATAGACCGTATCTCGTGGACAGTCATTGTTTAGGACCAGAACACGTTGACGGAAGACCAGTTTGTTTTCGTAGCAACATGGATGTCACTGTCGAACAAAATGCCCTCCCCGGGAATCGTGATCTCGGTAAACTGCGAGATCGTTCCTGCCGGGATGTCCTGATCGAACAGGGTCGTCCCGCCGCTTCCGTCTGTCAGAGTAATCCTGCCAGCACCGGATGCTGTCTGGTAGATGGTTAGACCACGAAGCCTGGCTCTCCCAGAACCCGTGGAGCCAACACCTTCCATGTGCTTGACCTTGGTATCAGAACCAGCCATCACGGCCTCCTATTAGCTATCAGCGAAAGGCGTTACAGCTTCACCGGAGCCGAGGAGAACACCCTGCACGAGGTACACGTTGTCTTCGATAGCGGTGATCTCAACGTAGGATCCCTTGTCGCCACCCTTGGTGGTGCCGTTCATCGAGATGACATCGTTGGATGCAGCCGGTACGAAAGTCTCCAGCAGGTTGCTGGCTTCCATAACGGTCAGCGAACCGACGTACTTGTCCGTGCCATCAGTCTTGATGTCACAGTCAGTACAGTCAGTGCCTACGTAGAATACGTACTTTGCACCGAGGGTGTCAGTCGAAATGGTTGGAAGAGTGATCGCGCCATCAGCGTCGTTGATCTTGATGATGCGGCCAACGTGATCAGCGTAGGTCAGAGTGGTCTCTGCCGTGATGTTCACGATTGCGTTGGAGCCAGCAGCGGTGAAACCACGGTTCGACCGTACCGGACCCGAAAAGGTCGTTTGAGCCATGAGGTACTCCTGTCTTGGCTAATGTCAGACCCACTATGGGTCTGTCAGGGACAAGAGCATAATACTCGAAAAAAAAGGGGGCCGCAATCGCGGCCCCCAGTCGGGGAGGAACTTTCCCCTTCGTTACGCGCCGGGCGAACCGAATACGCAACGCGGGTCAGAGAAGCCGAACGAATAACGCTCACGTGCCTTGAACCGCATGTTGCCGGTGTCGAAGTCCGGATCCATGTTGGTTGCCAGAGGCATACGCTCGAAGTGCTTGAAGCCGTTCGGAGCGTCAGTCTTAATGAAGAACGCATCGGTGTCGGTCAGGTAGTCGTTGACCACATAACCTTCCGGAAGCATACCCATCGACTTCATGGCGTTAACATCGTTATCAGCGGTGCCGACACGAAGGTTCGATACCAGCAGGCGCTCTGCTACGAACTGAAGCTGACGCGGAATGATCAGCTTCATGCCACGCAGTGCGATGACCAGACCACGCTCGTCGGTGAAGCCTGCGATGTTGATCAGCGCATCTTCGAGCGAAGTTTCGTTCAGGTCAGCCGCAGTGGACGGCTCGTTGGCAAAAGTGCCACCGCTGGTCAGCGGGTGCGAAGCATCACAGAGTGCTACACCGTCGCCGCCGGCGCTTGCGCCTGCGGTGAACGCATTGTTAAGGACGGCAGCGGCCTTAACCTGCTTGGTGTGTGCCATCGAACGGGCGAGGGCACGAGTGTAGCGAGATGCCAGACGGTCGTAGAGGTTGTCCTCAACAGCTTCCTCGGTGATCGAGAAACCCATTGCGACGGTCTCGTGGGTATACCGTGAGGTATACGCCTCGTTTGCGTCGTCGAACGAGATTCCAGCGCCTTCGTTTTTAACCGGTGCGGCACCGAAACCCGACAGCATAACCTCTTCCTCGAATGCTCGATCTGAGCCTTCCGAGTCGAAGATTTCAGCATGCTGACCCTCGTAGCGGTTGTATTCCATACCAAAGAGGGCGTTGAGACCAGGCTCAAGCTCTTTGGCGAGTTGTGCGCGAGAAATAGCCATAACTCACTACCCCCTTATGCTACGGTC